TTGGGCATCCCGGCGCCTCGCTCATAATAGCCGATCGTGCCGATGGTGACACCAAGCTTCTCCGCAAGCTCCAGCTGCGTCAGCCCGGCGGCCTGCCGTGCCTCGCGGATGATGCGGGCAGATTCGGGGTGGGGACGGGTGGACATAAATAATCACCTCGATTGAAATTATTCAAAAAGTTCATCCCATGCGGAACGAGTCGAATCATAAGAACGAGTATTTCCAGCACCGGAAACTGAAAGCGTTAAAGTATAGCCAGTATAATATCCATTGTCAATGATGAAATCCCAAAGCTCATCAGATTTATAAAAATCTGTAGACATCCCCCAGAGATTAGATTCACCGTACCACAAAGCGGAACTAGGAGCACAGGCGTAATACAAATTATAACTTCCTAAGGGGACTTCTGTGGATAAAGTTTCGCCTGCATGGATGTAGTAGCCAAAAGTTACTCTTTGATTTTGGCAAAGCAATAAGTAATAATCCGTATTTTGTGCGGCTGTTACCTTAAAGGGGGCCACTTCGCCTGTTGCATGTGCACCATGGAAAAGGCCGGTTTTGGGTTTTGAAATCGGTTTGATTCCGTTGTACGATGGTAGAACGGACACAGGCGAAGTGGCCTTGCTTGTAGATGATTCTGGAACTGTCGCCATAGTTTCAGCTGAAACGGCCTTGAAAATACCAACCGCAATGAAAACGGACAATACAAGAAAGACAAGAAGGCAATAAGTACCTTTTTGATTATGGACCTTTTTGACAGTTGATTTAGGAGGACTGGATTTCTTTGTGACCTTTGGCAAATCCGAACGAAGAGTTTGCCAAGAATCTTGTGTAATGTAACCCGTTTTCACGCCGTAATTTCCAAGACGAAAAGCCGCATCCTGCATATATTTGCCTATGTCAGACAGTTTACCGGAAGAATCAACCATGGGTTCTTTTTTTAGAGAACCACAAATACTGATGATTGTATATTCAATGACATATTTTTGAGGGGAGGGACGCGATTGCTTGTTAGCGAAAACTTCATCATAATATAAATTGAAGTTCTCTTTTGCGATTTTACGGAAAGCTTTCCAAAGAGAGACATTTGGAATTAGAGTGTTTATCTCGTCGAATGTTTGATCTATTTGTAAAATATATTCATCATCAGAGGAATCGCTGTCATCAGGTGATTCCGTAGGAGGATTGTCTTTTAAGTAAGCAAAAATACTATCCGGAAGTATAGAAGTCTCAATATCATAGCCATCTGATTTAATATCGTCGGCGACAATCTTGAACAAAATGGGAAGGTCATTAGCAATATATTGATTTGTTAAATCACCATGGAGCTTCAAAGACTGTTCGTTCCAATGGTGGATATAGTCGAGTTCTTTAAGGGTAATAAGATGTTTGCAGTCTTTGGGATTTCCAAGTTCTGTTGCAAGCAACGAGGCAGATTCAACATATACTTGCAATGGATGACGAACTAATAATTCGTCCATCGCAAGAAAGCCAGAAAAGAGTTTTATATATGCAGAAGTTTTAGAAACTTCTTCGGAACAGGATGGAAGAACTTTTGCATTATTCATGATTCGAAAGGAATATTTTACTATAGCAGAAACTTTTGAAGTTGCTAATCTTTGAATATCTGCATAAGAATCAGGCATTCTGAACCTCCATATATCCATATACAAATTGGCCGCTTTGGTATAGCCAGAGCGGTTATTTTTTATGCTTCCTTTGCGCCCAAGCCAGACGCAGGACATTTTTTATAACGTCCGGTGAGGACGAGGTCTTCGACGTACTCCACCGCCTTGATCTGGCCTTCGTCGTTGAGCTGGTCGAAGGCTGCTAAAAGAGTGGACTGCTGGGGAGTGAGGACGTGAGCTTCGGCAAGCTCGGACGAAAAATCATCCTGATACAGGAAATTGGGGTCAACGTGAAGAATATCAAAAATTTCCACCAGGATTTCCCACTTTGGACTGCTTACACCATTCTCATAGTTGCTGATGGCGTTTTTGGTCACACCAAGTTTCTTGGCTAAATCCTGCTGAGTAAATCCAGCCTGCTCACGCGCCTGTCGGAGCCGAGAAGCAAAAGACATTTGAACCACCTCCTTAAAAAATCTCGTTCTGGTGCAAGTATAAAGGCCGTGTCTTGAAAAGTCAAGATGAAAGTTCAAGAAAATTGAACAAAGCTCTTGACTAAACAAGAATCCTGTGCTATTGTAAAAATGTACAAGAAACTTGTACATGAAAGGAGCGTGCAGAATGAGTGCAACTGAGATGATTTATAAAATCATTGATGAAAAATGCTTGAAGCAATCAGCGGTTGCAAGGGCAGCAGGCTATGACCCGAAAAAATTCAATGCTCTTCTTCGCGGACGGAAGAAGATGACATCGGAGGACGTCGTGCCAATTTGCAAAGCGTTGGGCGTAACTCCGAATGAGCTTTTCGGGGTTGACCGCTGACCCGCCGAAGAGTGCGTGAGGGAGGAGGAAGGTCGATGGTAAACGAAGAAGCTCTGTGCATCGCAGTCAGCATATTGGCAGCGGCGCTCAGTACAGCAGGAACCGGACTATTTGTGGTAGGAATCGAGAAAGACAACGATGTTCTTCAGGACATTGGGGTCGGACTTGAAACGCTGGCAATTATTTTAGCGGTGTGGGGTGCATTGTCGTGCTTAACTCTTCTTGCATCGCGTGCATAGCGGCGATCTGAGCGCGAACAAATTCATCGGACAGCCCTTTGGAATCCGGATCTGACATGGAAAGAATCATGCTTTTTCCGTAAGTGCTCAGAGCGTCCTGCGTTTTGGGACTGGAAAAAAGGACGGCATAGGAGCAATCGGCGTTCATCCGCAGCGTATTTTCTGCGGAAGGGTCTGCCATATACTCGGATGCCGTGCTGAGAAATGCCCGATAAGCTTCCGTTTTGGCATGGAAGAAGAGCTTTTCGGATTCCAGATCGTGAGTGGCCTGCACGGTGTACTTGGTCAAGCGATATGTGGAGTACAGGTTAACGGCAGAAATGATACACGATGCAATGGCCGCGAGGGCAGTAATAATGTCAATCGACATGAGAAACACATCCTTTCTGAAAGGATTGTATCACGCAGCGGGAAAGCGGACAAGCCGCTGACCCGCCGAAGAGTGCGTGAGAAAGGAGAAAAAGATGGACGAAATGCTGAAGGATCTGAACGGGCCGTGGAGCAATGCGGCCTGCATGGGCTACTGCCTGATCGCAATGCGGCGGGCGGGGCTGAGGCCCACGGCACAGCGCCGGGTGCTGCGGGTGCTGGAAGGCGTGTTTGACGATGTGAGTGTGGAGAAGGCCGAGAAGGCCGGATATGACAATACGGAGGGATAAGCAATGAACCGTTACATGATCGTGATCCCGGCGAAGAACCGGAGTTTTGTGCTCAAGTGCGACGAGGGGGACGGCGCGAAGCTGGAGACCCTGCAGAAGCTGGTGAGCGGATATGTGGAGACCGTGCCGTCGGCGTTGGACGCCACCTGGGCGCGGGAGGAGGCTGACCGGCTGGTGCTGCTGGTGGATGAGGATGGCCGAATGAAGTGCAAGGCGGCGAACCGGAAGGCCACGCAGCTTGCTCCGGCGGACGTTACGGCGAACGGTAAGCTGCCCATCGTGGGCGCTGCCGTGCTGATGTTCCAGCGGGGAGACGAGCTGCTGGGGTTTACAAAGCACGTGGCCGACACCATCTGCAGCGAGTGGCTGTGAGGAGGGGATGACCATGCGGAAGGCGAAGGTGTGGGACGCAAGGCAGCTGCCCGCGTATCTGACTGTGGCACAGTACGGTGAGCTGATGGGCATCTGCCCGAAGACGGTGCGGCGGATGTGTCAGCGGGGCGAGCTGCCCGCCCACAAAGAAGGGCCGAGGCTGTGGCGCATCGACAAGAACGCCGCGCTGGAGCAGCGGCAGGAGACCATGGAGCTCTGCCAGCGGAACGCCAGGAAGGCCCCGAAAAACAAAAAGCCCGCCGGTGCTGGAACACCGACGAGTTTCCGAGTGACAGGTTGAAAGGGCCTATCACCAGAACGATTTTACCACAGCGAGAGGAGAATTGCAATGAAAATGAAGATACAGGCGCTCTACCTGACCGGCACTGCGCTGCTGATCGGCGCGGCGGGGGTGGGCGACAGCGTCACCTTTGACACCGTGGGCAGCTGGACGGGTGCGGTCATCCTGGCCGTGCTGATGGCCGCCGGCGGCATCGTCTGCTGGGGGTATGGCCGGGGGCTTGAGATCGAGCGGGCAGAAAAGGCGCAGATGCGCCGGTACTGCCGGAAGCTGAAGAGCTGCCAGAGGGCGGCGGAAGAGAAGAACGACAGGCATAGTACGTAAAGGAGAAGAGTGCAATGGTACGAATTGAGATAAAGAAGATAGCAGAGGGACAGATCATGCTCGGCATAGAGGCAAAAAAAGAAGCGCCGGATGAGGTGCTGACGTGTGCCGCCCGGGGCTTTGTGGGTGTGGCAAAGCATCTGCTGGGGCCGATGGCGACCAACCCACAGTTTGCCGAGGAAATTTCGAGGGGGATCAAGGAAATGCTGCTGGATACGGAAGACCTCAAGGTAACGCGGGGCGTGGAGGGCAAAGAAGCGGCGTTTATGGCAGCGCTGTACGGAATGAATGCGGGGGAGCAGAAATGAAACTGGAAGAATACGAGCAGATCCTGCGCACCGGTACGCCCAGTGACCGGGCGCGGGCCATCGCCGCAGCGAGCGACGACAAGGAGCTGAGCGAAGAGGAGTTCCACCAGCTGACGGCCCTGATCAAGGGGGCCGTCCGGCCCAGAGCCCGGAAGATGACGCCGGACGAGGCGAAGCTCTGGGCAGAGGTGAGCCGGGTGAACACCCGGCTGAAGCAGGAGATGGTGGTAGCCAGCTTTACGGTGCGGGCCTTGCCGGGAGACCTGCAGGAGGACGCCATCAACATCCTCTCCAAGACCGTGAGCGGGATGCTGGGCGATCTGACCCGCCTGATGGCGGAGACAGGAGAACCCTGATATGGACAGGTGCATCCACGTTTTTGAGATAACCCGCCCGGGATGCTTAGCGTGTGCCGGGCGGGATGAAAAGTGCAGGGAGTACGAGCATGAAGAAAAACAAAATGAGTCTCACGACAGAGCTTGATCTGACGCGGGAGGGGACGGCGGAGATGACGAGGTGGTGCATCCTCATCGCGCTGCACCAGAGCTTCGGCGTTGGCGCGGCGCGGCTGAACAAGATCCTGGCCCGGGCGGAGGCACTGGGGCGGGAGAGTCTGGATGTGGCCATGACAGCGAACGAGCGGGGGATGCCCTCGACGGACAGGAGCCTCGCTTTGCGATGCAGCTGGATGCCGGAGGGCGTGGATCCGGATTTCCGGGTGCCGGTGCTGCACAGCCCCCGCACCCGGCGGCAAGAGCAGCTGCGGATGGCGGGCAACGTGGCGGCCAGCATGGTCTGGACGCTGTGCGCCAAGGCCTGCATGGACGAGTTGGGCTTCGGCGCCGGGCGGCTGAACCGGCTGAAAGAAGAGGCGCTGGCCAACTACCGACAGGTGAACGAAGAAGGTCACGCGGACGGGCTGGATGTGGCGATGGAGCATCTGCGCCGGTGCGCGCAGGCTGCGCTGAAGGAAGACATCATGGTGGAGAACAAGCCGGACGAAGACCGGGCCAAGCAGAGCGAGCGGGACTACGAAGAACAGAAACGGGCTTTTTTGAAGCGGGCTGTGATGCAGGAGCTGGGACGCCGGGCCGGGAAGGGCGGGCTGCGGATCCTGAGCGAAAAGAAGCTGGAAGAAAAGACTGCGGCTGCAATGGCGCAGCTGAAGGAGAGCAGATGGGCAAAGCGAATCTCTACACCGTAAAGGACTACCTGACCGGGGAAGTCCTCGCAAAAGGCACAGCCGGAGAGCTGGAGGCCAGCGGCATCGTGCCGAAGGGCTACCACACCAGCGAGTGGGCCAAGCGCGAGAACAACCGGACGATGGGCCGGAAGTACAACATCGGCAGCGAGCTGCTGCATCCGGAGGACAGCCCCCGGCGGGGAGAAAAAGGCCGGACGATGAATGTCTACACCTGCTACGATGCAGCCGGAAACGTAATGGGCGAGGGTACGTCCCGGGAGCTGTGGGAGGCGGGCGTCTTTGGCGACGACAACGGGGCCTACTACGCCTACAACCAGCAGGGCGGGCGCTGCATAAAGCGAGGCATCGCAAAAATGACCTGCCGAAAAGAGGTGCGGCAGGTCAGCATGCACAACACCCGGAGCGACAAGCCGCCTGCGCCGAAGGGCAAAAGGCCGAAGCTGCCGGTGCTGCGGAAGATAAAAGACCCGACGCCGCTGGACTACGACGTCCACGACCTGATGACCTACAACGCCATCGCCAAAAAAGAGGGCCGACCGGAGCTGACCTACGGCTACTGGGCGGCGGCGGGAAAGCCGGCAAGGCCATAAAAATACAGACAGGTAAGCCCCCGATGGGAAACCATCGGGGGCGTCTTCGACAAAAATATAAGGCGAGATGGGTGCTGCTGAGGAGGCTCGGCGGCAGGCATATCGGTTTATATAAAAGTGAACCTCTCAGCGTTCCCGTCGGCCTTTGGCCGCGCGAGAACGCAGCTCCCCTCGGTAGGGGAGCCTTTCTTAAATGAAGCGTCCGGGCGGGCGCTTTGGGGAGCTAGTATACCCGTTATCCCTGTGACGGTGATGACCACGGAAGAGAAAACTACACTACCAGCTCAAGGCAGCAGGAGGGTACAGGATGAAGAAGAGCTATACCCGGGAGAAGAGAACGCTCTGCGGAGAGGGATACATGGAAGTAGACCTCTACCCCATCACACCCGAGGAGCACGCAGCCAAGCGCCGGAAGAAAACAAAGCCCAGCAGCGAGCGGCAGAAAAAACGGAACGCCCAGCACGCGCACCGGCGAAGGGTACAGAAAGCCAACGCAAACTTTACCGTGCTGGGATTTTATCTGACCCTGACCTACATAGACACCTTTTTGCCGGAGAGCATGGAGCAGGCCCAGCGGGATCTGCGCAACTACACCCGGCGGATAAAGGCTGCCATCGCAAAGCTGTACGGCCCAGACGTGGAGCTGCGGGTGATGGGCCTGACCGGCTGCGGACGAAAGAGCGGGCGCTACCACCATCATCTGCTGGTGGAGTGCAAAGGACTGACCATGCGGCAGAACGCGGACTTCCGACAGCTGCTGGAGGACAAGTGGGCCATGCGCTGGCCGGACGGCAGCGTGGAGAGCCTTGGCACAGCCAACGCCGACCGGTTAAATCTGCAAAACAGGCTGGATGACCTGATCACATACTTCGAGAAGCACGGGCAGATGCGGTGGTATGAGACCCGGAACCTGACGCTGCCGGTGGAGCACACCCCCAACGATACCCGATGGAGCCGCAAGCAGCTGCGCAAAGGCTGCACCGACTGCAAGGACAACGCCTACTGGTGGGAGCAACGGTATCCGGGCTGGAAGTTCGTGCGGTGCGTCGTGCCGGAGCCGGAAGCGCCGGGCGACGAAAAAGAGGGCTGGGACGCAGACGAGCTGCGCTGCTATGTGGTGATGGTGAAGCGGGAGAGTGCGAAAGTTCGCACCTGACAGACAAAGTACCGGTATTTTGCGTTTTAACGCGCGCGGAAGAAAGGCGGCGAGGGATTGACCAGGGAGCAGAAACGACGGGTGCGGGCAGAGCTGCGGCTCTGCGGGCAGGGGAAAAGCACCTGGGCGGGCGTGATCACGCTGACGATGGACTACTACGAGGCCGCAGACCCGGTATGCGGGCGGCTTTTACAGCTGCGGTATCTGGACGGGATGCCGGAAGAGCGGGTGGTGGCGAAGCTGCACATCGGGCGGACGACCTACTACCACAAGGAGCTGGAGGCGCTGAGCACCGTTGCGGTGTATGCAGCGGCGGCAGGGCTGATGTGAGAGGAAAACCTCTCAACCTTGCAGTCCGCCTGACGGCGGCGCTGCAAAGCAGCTCCCCTGGCGAGGGGAGCCTTTCTCGAAGGATGGCTGGGGAGACCCGGCTTTTTCGCCGTGCTCAAATGTCCGCAGTAGTTTTGTTTTTCCGGCGGCGGTAGACTGGGAGGGAAGAACCACAGAGGGGAGGCAGAGCGGTGGCCAAGCGGGCGTATTGCAAAAACACGGTAAAAGGGACCCGGCGGGGGCAGAAGTACCCGCCGAAGGTGCGGGCCGAGGTGCTGATGGCCATGCTGTCGTCTGGATCCATCTGTGCGGTAGCCCGGCGGTACGGCGTACCGGAGAGCACCATCCGCAGCTGGATGGCCGAGGAAGCCGGCCGGAGCGACGCCTTTGCAAAAGAGCGGCAGGCTGCTGCGCGGGAGATCGCCATCCGGGCCAGCCTCGGGGCGAGGGCGCAGGTGAGCTATTTGCAGAGCCGTGTGGACGAGAGCCAGCGGGCCGCGCAGGTACAGGCCAAGCTCCACCGGCAGCTGGACGAGGACGCTCGAGCCCGCTGCTTTGCGGTCGGCACACTGCTCAAGAGCGACGCCGAGGAGCTGGCGGACGCCACGGAGACCGGGCTTGTGGTATATGCTGCCGAGGGCAGCTATGACCGGCAGCTGGACGACGAAAAGCGAAAGCTGCTGGACGCCCAGCTGGAACGGTACAGCGGCCGGGTGATGAGCGACAAAAACGCCGCTGCCATGGCCACCGTGCTGATGACCGTGGCCGAAAAGGCTGCTGCGATGGTACCGGCCCAGAGCCAGAGCGAGGGCGATGCCCCGCCGCTGGTGGAGATCGGGGCCGAGAGCCGGGAAGAAAAAGGGCCGGAGGTGATGGTGGATGGAGCATAAGAGCCACAACGGACGGCTGGTGATCTGGTCGCCGCAGCCGAGGCAGGCAGCTTTTATGGCCCGCACCGAGGACGAGGCTTTGTACGGCGGAGCTGCTGGTGGCGGGAAGAGCGACGCGCTGATCATCGAGGCGCTGCGGCAGGTACATATCCCCCACTACCGGGCGCTCATCCTCCGCAAGACCTACCCGCAGCTTTCGGAGCTGATCGACAAGACCATGCGGTACTACAAGCCGGTATTTCCGAGGGCGCGGTACAACGGCTC